AAGCGGCACCGTCGGGATATTGACCGCGTTTGGGACTGGCGGCGGAAAGCCTCCGAGAACCGACGCGAAGCGGAAAGGCTCCGGAGCCACAAGCCCGCCCACCGGTCGGGTGTGATCTCTTCGGACGCTCCCGATGCCCTGGAGCAGATCCGGGCAAAGATCGCCGATTGTGAGCGCCTGCGCGACCGCGACAAGGCGCTAAACGCAGCTTGGCGCAAGGCTGGGAAGCCCTCCTTCGTGGACTTTCAGCGCCGGGAGATGACCGCCGAGGAAGCGGAAGCCCTGAAGGTCCAGGTAGAACGGTTTGCGGAGCTTGCCAAGATCAAGCCGGCAAAGGCAATGCGTCTTGCTTCCGCCTGCTGTTACTCCTGGGACAAGCCGGGTAACCCTTCCCGATACTCGACGGAGATTCGGCGGCTCAGGAAGCGGGAGGCGGATCTCCTGAAGGAGTCGGAGCGCCGCGCCACTGGGGGGCAGGATGACCGGGTGTTCTGCCGTGAGGGGCTGCGCGTGGTGGCCTCCGAAGACCGGGAGGATAACCGGATTTGCCTCTACTTCGACGCGATCCCGGAGGAGGAGGACCGGAAGAAGCTCAAGGCTTGCGGTTGGCGCTGGTCGCGTCGTGCCCAGCGGTGGCAGCGGATGTTGACCCCGTCGGCGTGGCCTCATGTGTCGTGGATCGCTGAATCCCTGGGGTTGGCGGAGGAGCAATGCTAAGCGTTCATCGTTTGCGCCGCGCCGAGCATCGAGCCCGCGTCATCTTGTCGGCCTGGCGGAAAGCCGGTAGCCCGTGTCTTACTCTTCCGCCGCCTGATTCCTTCGCAGGGATCCTAGAGCGACAGAGGATCCGGGAGTTTGCCTACCGCGCTGATCTGCGTCCACCTTCCCGCGTCTTCGGCTATCTGCGTCGGGCGGAGGAGACCGGGTCACCTGTGGACATGGAACGGATCTGGGAGGCCATCCGTAACGCGGAGGAGGGTTCCGCGTCTTATGGGCATGGCTGATACTCTCCTTGATACTAGAGCCGCTGCGGCCTGGCGAGTCATAGATGACATGCTTGACCGGGTTTCGCGCCCAGGACTGGGCCAGTGGTCTACCATCTGTCGCGTCCAGGTCTCCCTAGTCGATGGCTTGGGCCAGCAGTATGAGATTTGCGCAGTGCTGGACCCGGTTCCACCCGCCTGCGTAGATGGGGTCCATCATTGGGAACATGCCGATGCGTGGGGTCACGGATCCGCAGCGTACTACCGTCACCGGTGCCGCCGGTGCGGGGCAATCCGCGAATGCGACGGCCAGCGCCTCGCGGATGATGGCCGCCGCTTTAGCGCCGTCCGTTATCTGGCGGCGGAGGAGGAGGCCTCCCGATGACCGCCCCCACCCTCCCGGTGCTGCGTGGTACCCCGCTCCATCGCTCTGCGACCGGCCCCCGGAGGATGGCCGCGGACTCCCTGGTCTCCCCTGGACTATGCCGAGGAGTAACACCCCGGCCCCCTGAGCCGTCCTTAGGGCATGAGCTACGCCTCTCACGTCGCAGAAATCATCCTCCAGCAGCTTGGAGGGGCGGATTCGCTGCGTGCCATGATCGGCGCCGGTCCGTTCCTCTGCGGATTAGTGGACCGGGTACAACCTGCCCTATCCTTCCGGTTCCGCGCTCGGGCCGCGAAACGGGCCAATATGGCGCGGATCATCCTGGATCCTAGCGACACCTATACGGTAGAGCTTTGGCGCGCTGGGCAAGACTCCGCTTCCCTCCTCGTCACCAGGGAGGGAATTTACTCTGATCAGCTAATATCCGTTCTGGAGTACGAGACCGGATTGAGACTCCGTAACTCGACCCCTGCCCATCCGTCTTAAGGGCATGGATACACCCACGAGAGGACGATGGCGCGCCTTCCAGGGCCCTAACGGATGGTACATCGCTGTAGAGGACGCAGACGGATACCACCACCAGCCCGCCGACGGCGGGCACATGACCCGAGAGGAGGCCCGACGGGCCGCCCAGGAGGCCCAGGCCCAGGAGCAGGAGGAGGCCCGATGAACCGCTATCTCGTACTGACAGGGGACGGCGACCCCTATGAAATCGAGGCCCTCACCACCTACTCGGCGGCCCGACAGGCCATCGAGGCGGAGTCGGAGGAGGCCGATACGCGGCCCGGCATCGGTCAATGGTCGGACCTGTGGCGGGTCCATGTGGCCTTCGCCGACGATGCGGACGATCCGGACGCATGGGAGTGCGTCTGGGTCATCTTAGACGCCGACACCCCCGCCTGTGTAGACGGCGCGCAAATCCACGACTGGGGACCTCAGTCGGACTGGGGGCATGGCCCCGGCCTGATCTCCTCCCAGCGGTGCCGGGACTGCGGCATCGTCCGCGAGTCCGACACCTGGCACGAGGCGGGGGACGGCTCACGGATCCGCGCCATCCGCTACCTGGTGGCGGAGGAGGCGTCCACCGACTGACCGGCCCTCCCCTCCCCTCCCCTACCACTTCCCCCGCTCTCCTCCCCGCTCTCCTCTCCAGGATAGCGGGGATTTTCTTATGCTCTGATATGGCCTAGGATAACGCAGAAAAAAACCCAGAAAAAGGGTGTTACGGCAGTGAGAGAGAGCCGATAGGATAGGTGTCCGCGATGGTGCGGACCCAACCCCAGAACCCCATGAATACCAACAAAGAAGCGATGGCCGCTCTCCTGCGGGAGATTGCCGAGGATTGCCAGGCCAAGCGCCGGTGCCCCACTGTCGATGCCCTTCTCCCCTGGCTTCGACATTACACTTATTACCTTGACGCGATCGAGCCCCTTTCCGAGGAAGAGATCTGGGCCGCCGTCAACGACGGCATGATGACCGCCGACTTGGCGGCCGAGGAGGAGGAAGCATGAATGCCGCCGAAAGAGCGCGTGCCTTCGCCCTCGCTTGGGCCTTCGCTGTAGAGATAGCGCGACTCGGCGATACCGCGGCCATGCTGGAGGGCCGCCTTCGACGCTCTCCCGCCCTGGCCTATGTCTGGGAGGCCCTGACAGATAGCCTCTCACCGCAGGATGTCTCCTCCATCCTGTACGAGGCCACCCAGACCAAGGAGGAAGAATGATGGATTACGCCGCTCTCCTCGCCGCGGCCAGGTCCGCCCTCGCCTCCTACCCTGACGCGGCGGACCCCGAGGACGCGGCCGCCGAAGCCGTCTCCAGGCTCCTCGACCGGCCCTCGCCGCCCTCCCGGCCTCGCGCCTGGGTGGCGGTTGTCGCTCGGCGGATTTGCGCTGACCGGCACCGCCGCCATGTCGTGGCGGTCCGCCGCTACCCAGAGGCCGTCCAGCATCAAGCCGACATCGAGGATGTCCGGTGCCGACGGCAGGAGGCCGCCGATCGCGTCCGGGAAATCCGGCAGATAGCCGCCGACATCCTCTCACCCGCTGAGATCGCCGCAGTCTTCCATCCTCGGACCGGCGATCCCTCACGCGTCCGCGTCCGCCGACACCGCGCCATTAGCAAGCTCCGCGCTGCTCTGGGTGTGTCCGGCTGATTCAGCCCCCCCCGTCGGCCCCGCGTCAGCGTTACCGCAACGCGGGGCCGTGCCATGCCTACGGGGGCCCTCCGCTGGAGCTCGGGCGGCCCGGCCTGGAGCCCCAGCATCGAGGACTGGTCGGCCCGTCCCCCGTCACCCGGAGACCCGTCACCCGGAGACCCGTCACCCGGAGACCCGGAGACCCGGGCCCGGAGGCGTAGCAGTCGCGGCCCGTCACCCGGCCCGGGCCCGTCCCCGGAGCAGGCTCGCCGGCAGGAGCAGGAGCAGGCGGCGACCTGGAGGCGAGGGCCCGGACCCGCCCCGGAGCAGGCGCGGGAGCAGGCGGAGCAGGCCCCGGAGCAGGCCCGTCACGAGGATGCGCTGGAGCGGTTGACCCGGCCGCCACCCGCAAGAAAACGCGAGGGGGGGGGTGCGGTTCCGCGCGGGCGGGCGTCTCCCTCTTGGAGTCCCTACCGTCATCTCTTGAGGGTATGGAATTGGAGTTCATATGGAGATATCCGGCGCTGTGTTGATTTACAAGTTCTTGAAGTGGTATAAATACATAGAGAGTTTAGGAGATTTCTTTTTAGAACGTTGATTTATTGGAATTTGACATGGTGATATTGTGTGTGTATGAGTTGGATTTAGTGTAAGTTTCCCAAAAAGTCCCAAAAGTTCCCGGACCTTTTAAAGTTTTATATATTTCCTTTCTATTAGGGGGTTTAGAATACCACGGATTTGTGAGTTTCTACTAAACTGGTCTAAAACTTCACCTATAACGGTACTTAGAGTTTGAAAGTGTAGTGGGTATGAGTAGAGTAATTGCTAGGATTCACCTATATGATTTTCTATATAGGCATTATGTAGTAAGGAGATACGTCTATAAGAGGTCTAAAATTCACCTACAACATATCAATAAGGAGGTCTTATTGAGACATGATTTAGTCTACACCCTTCAATTCTGAATTTTCTCTTAGGGGGTATAGGGGGGGTGTGGGGGGGGAAAGGGGGGTATTCTCTTTTTAGTCAGGTATGGATATATGGATAATCGTAGATGTTGTGGGGTATATCAGGTCTGGTTGAGTTGGGTCTTGGTATTTCTCTTGTTTATCTCTGAGGCTTGATTTCGCTGTCTTGTAGGGGATTTCTTGGTCTAGGAGTGGTTTGGGTCAGGTTGAATCTGATCGTGTCTTCTAGGCATGTTTCTGTGCTTCTGGTGGGAAGTTGTGGTTGACGGTGGTGGTGGGAAGGTTCTATTCTGTGTTCATGTCCGAACCGGGAACGGGGAAGAGGAATCGAGAGGGCGGCGCTGGAGAGCGAGCCTGGCGTCGCCCGTTTCTCTGTGGAGGTCTCTGAGTTCTCATGGAGTCGAGCGCGTTCCTGGACTTTCGGCCTTTGAAGTGGCAGGAGCGGTTTCTGGCGAGTGATCGGAAGAGCCCTTGGGCGATTGGAGCGAACCGTTCTGGGAAGACGGAGTGTGGTTCGTGGAAGATGGCGAGTCGTCTGATCGGTTATGACCCGCTCTTTGGCCGGGTGTTTCCTGACAAGGGCAAGTATTGGGCGGTGGCTCTGGACTTCCCGCTTGCGGTGATCCTCAAGGAGAAGATGATGAAGTACCTGGGCCAGGAGCATCGGGACTGGGTCTACAACGGGGGGAAGGCGGTGTTCACATATTTGCCAACGGGGAGTCGTTGTTGGCTCAAGAGCTGTGACAGCAAGCGGAAGAAGTTCCAGGGGGAAGACCTGGACGGGGCTTGGTTCGATGAGGAGCCGCCTTTCGATGTCTTCAAGGAGACCTGGACTCGTTGTATCGACCATGCCGGGCAGGTGTGGGGGACTCTCACTCCCGTAAATGGCTCTGCTTGGCTCTATCAGAGGGTTTACCGCACGGACGACCCGGATTTCGAGATCGTCACCATGTCTATGACGGACAACAAGTACCTGCCCAGGGAAGAGATCAAGAAGGCAGCTTCCTTGTACCGTGACGACGCGGAAGTCGCGGTCAGAGTGAAGGGAGAGTTCCGTTTGATGCTGGGAAGACCGGTGTTGAACATCCCATCCCTTCAGAAAATCCAGAAAAGTCATGTTTGCCGACCACGCTTCCGCGGTAGGCTACTGAAAACCAGCCTCTAGGAGGGGGCAGAGGATGATGTTGAAGGACGGGAATCAAGGCGAGAACGGACCGAACAAGTGCTTCGAGACGCAGAGCATCGCCGGAACTGGAGGAGCGCACGGAAACGTCCGGTGGGTTGGCGGCGTCAATCCCGCGGCGAACCCCGGAAGCGCACCCAGTGCCCCGATCTCTACCTCCGGCGTGGCCGGAGCCCCGATCCAGAAGATGGACGGGACGCCCAAGAAGGGCTGAAATGGACTACGACGCCGGGGCACGACTCTGGCTGAGGAAAGCAGAATGCTGGTTCTGCGGGAGGAACTTCTTCTCCATCAGCAGAACCTTCGATGGTGGCCCCATCGAATGTCCAGACTGTCAGATGAAGTCCGCCATCGCGCAAGACGGCGAAGTCTTCTTCACGGAAGGCCTCATCAATCAGATGAAACAGATGATCCGGGAGGAAAGAACCATCTATGGCCCTGAATGACCCCAAGAGCATGAACATGAAGGAAATCCTTTTCCCTCAGGATGTCACCATCGGGGAACTCGGATTCCGACCGAAGGAGGGACACTACCGTTACCTCCGATATGTCTCCACACAGGAGAAGCCGCAATCACTGCGGACCATCAGCAAGGCCATCGACGTTCCCTTCGAGACGATCTTCGACTGGCTTCAGGATCCAGCATTCCAGGACTGGATCGCCAAGAATCGAAACCGATTCCTTCGGTCTCAACTCCAGAACGTCTATTCCACCATGCTGGAGAAGGCCCTCGATGGGTCCGCTCCTCACATGAAGATGTTCTGCGAACGATTCGATCCTCTGTTCTCCCAGCAAGGACGGAAGAACGCCGGCAAGAACGACCCCTCCGAACATGATCTCCTCATGTTCCTGATGAAGCGGGCACGTTGTACGAAGACCGAAGCCGTTCGCTTGATCGCCGGAAAGGCGAAGATCAGGGAAGTCGATGAGTAGATTCAAGTTCGAGCCCGATCCGAGAGGGGATCTGAGGATCTGGAAAGGGCCTGAACCGCATGAACTCTATGTCATCGGAATCGACGTGGCTGAAGGAAAGGTCACCGAAGGATCCAGGGGCGGAGGAGACTTCTCCGTTGGATTCGTCATCAACGGTAGAACCATGGAGCATGTTGCTACCTGGCATGGACGCATCGACCCGTGGCCCTTCGCTGAAGAAATGGCCGTCCTCGGGCAGTACTACAACAACGCACTCCTCGCCCCTGAGAAGAACAACCACGGCCTAGTCGTCATCAAACGACTCCTCCACGACTTCGAATACTCCAACATCTTCCAGCAGAGATACGCACCAGACAAACGGAAAGTCGCCAGCAAACCCAGGTATGAGTACGGCATCACGACCTCTTCCGCAACGATGGGCGGCGGGTCGAAGGCCATGCTGGTCGATATCCTTCGCGCTGCCGTCACCCAGGTAACCCCAATCCACGACAGCCTCTTCTGTAACGAGGGGCTTACTTGGGTGCTGGATGATCGAGGAAGACCGAAGACGAACGAGGGTGCCCACGACGACGTTCTCATGGCTGCCGCCTTCGCCTTCTACGCCGCAAGGGAAACCTTCGGAATTCGGTTCACAGGAAAGGATCCGAAGGAAATCCCTCCTCCTGATAGGAAGAAAGCCAGGAGAGCGGAGACCTGGAGGAAGATCATCCAGAGAACCAACGAAGTTGGAAGACCAAAAGACCCTTGGGAGGAAGTACCTGATTCGGTATTCTCGCTGTACCAATGACAGAACTCCCCCTCATCATCGTCGCAGTCATGGCGGTCCTTCAGTCGCTGGTCATGGCATTTACCGCAGTCCAAGCGCGAAAACAGTCGGAAACCGCCATGAAACTCATCCTTGCGAAGAAAGTTTCTGAACTTCGCAACCATAAGCCGGAGAGTGATTCGGACGGGCGCGAAAGGGGAGTCGGACCGCCCGATGAGCTTTCCGGCGTCTATGACCCAAACTACGTCCCAGACGGCGGAATGATCATCAACTGAAATGGTCAACACAGGAGATCAGTCGAGCTTCGGGCTGCTGGAAAGTTACGACTCCAACGCAGCGCAACGGTCAAGATCCGCCATCTTCGATCAGAACCTCTCCGAACAAGAACGACTCCTCCTATCCAGAATCGAAACCAGGGCCAACAACGAACTCCTCTTCGGGCTCAAGTATCACGTCATGCGGAGGGCGTTCCTCGACCTCGCCTATTACAACGGGTTCCAGCACATTTATTGGGACTACCGAAGACACCGGATCGGACAGATCCCGGTCAATCGAAACCTCACCCGCGTAACCGACAACAAGATCATGCCCGCCGTTCAGCGGGCAGTGAAGATCCTCACCGGGAAAATCGACTTCACCGTCCGCCCAAAGAACAGCGACTACAAGAGCAAGGCTGAAGCAAGGGCCGGGGATAGGGCAATCCGGCATCTCTACCGAACCAAGCGATGGGCCAGAAAGATCAGGAAAATGGCTCGGTGGGCAGCTATTACCGGGTGCGGGTTCCTACGACCCTACTGGAACCCCAACGCAGGACCAGAAGAAGAATTCTTCATCGACCCCCAATCTGGAGAGACCATCCCCCCGGAATCCATCTCCGAACAGACCAAGGAGTCTCTACGGAAAGCCGGCCTTTCCAAGAAGGTCCGACGCGGCGAAGTGGATATTTCCGTCCATTCGCCCTTCGAGGTCTATGTCCCTGACACCGCAGAGGACACCGACGACCTTCAGTGGTACCTAATCGCTCAACGAAGATCCCTCAACTGGATCCGGCAGCGGTGGCCCAAGATGGGAGTTTATGTCCCCGCGGAAACCTTCTCCGCTTGGGAACGGAACAGCTTCGAGGCCAGGATCCTTTCGATGGCCGGTGGGGCTGCTGAAGCTGGATACGAAGGGTTCGCAGGTGTCATGGCCTACGACGATGACAAGAGCGCAATCCTCAAGACCTACGTCGAACCTCCTTCAACAGAACATCCTCGAGGCGTGTACGCCGTCGTAGCCGGCGGAATCCTACTCGAAAGCGGAGACTCCCCCTCCTATACCTTCGGGCTGAACGGGTGCGATCTCGTCAAGTTCGATTTCATCGAACGACCCGGATCCTTCTGGCCCATGTCCCTGGTCGAGAACATGATCTCCCCGCAGAGACTTCTCAACAGCAATGAGGGGCAACTGACCGATATTCGCAAGTCCGTACTCAAGCCGAAACTCCTCTCTCCAAGAGGATCCGCAATCGCCAAGACCGCCTTCACGAACGTTTCCGCAGACGTTTACGAATATGATCCCGAGAAGGGAGTGCCTACCTGGCAACCCTTCCCGAATATCCCGAATGGACTCTTCGGAACTCACGAACTCCACCTTCAGTCCTTGCGAGACCTCTCCGCTCAACATGAGGCGATGCAGGGACAGAACCCTTCCGGCGTCCGTGCTGGATACTCCATCGGTCTTCTCCGAGAAAGAGACCTGGACTTCTATCAGCCAATCATCGAATCCCACGCAGAATCGTATCAGGTGCTTTGGAGCCACGTTCATCAACTCATCAAGAGAACGTGGACGAGCCCCATGATGGTTCAAGAGCTTGCCAGAACCGAGCTGGTATGGTCTGGATGGATCTCCGGGGAAGACCTCGCAGAAGACGCCAAGGTGGTCGTGGATGCCGCAGAAATGATGCCGAAGTCCACAGCAGCCAAGCAAGCCTTTGCCGGTGAGTTCCTTCAGTACGGGCCGAACCTGATGACCTTCCCGCCGATGTTGAGAGCCGCAATCCTCGAGACGATGGAGATCGGGGACGACAGCAAGGTGAAGGAAATCTTCGAGCTTGATGTGCGATGGGCAGAATACGCCCTCGAAACCATGATCGGAGATCCAGAACGAGGAATCCCTGGATATGATGTCCCCGTTCGACCTGGAATCGACGACCACCAGACCATCCTTCAGGTGGTGAGACAGTTCCAGAAGACCGCCTACTACATGAGTCTGCCACCGGAAACCATCCTACGGATTCAAAGGTACGCACAAGGACAGAACGAAGCCCTCATCGCTGCCGTCGCCCTGGAAAATGCTTTCACCAACCAGGCTGGAGGGGGACAGAAGGGAGACGATGAAGGGAAAGAGAAAGAACAAGCGCGGCAGGAGGCCGTCACTCAATGAGCGATCCCGAAGAACTCAAAGAACCTGAACTCATCGACGAGGACGACAAGAGCCACGTCAAGGTCTCTGGAGATACCAAGGCCCTCAAGGACATCGCTCGCTGGAGCGTTGAGTCCATCAAGGGCAACTTCAACCGGCAAGAGCTTGACCGCCTGGCCCTCCAACACCTGAATATCGACGTTTCCGGGTTTCGTAAGGCAACCGCCATCGAAATGATGAAGAAGAGACTCGGACAACTGGACAAGGAAAGAGATCAGGGAAAAGGGCCGAAGTTTGGGATTCGCTGCGTTCGTTGCGGTCGGATTGCCGTCGAGTTCGAACGCGGATTCGACCCCCGAACGCCTGTCGATCCTGCCGGAACCCAAATGCCGTTCTGGAGATGGCCCTCAAAGTTCGTTGGGCCACCGACGATGAAGAAAGAGGAACTCGAAAACAGGTCCAAGGAAAAGCCGCGGTGCCCCCGGTGCGAAAAAGAGCTTCCGCTCCGAACCGGTGGATACGCCGTCCTGGGACGCGCCCTTGTGGAGATTGACTGATGACGAGACAAGACTACGATCTGCCTGCTTCGGAAGGCCCTGCCCCGAGCTACTATGAGGCGTTCTTCGGAGACCAGACGCAGGGATTCCAAACCCCGCAGGAGCAAATGACGAACCAGAACGCTATTCAGAACGCCTCGCAGCGATTCGTTCAGAGCCCCAATCTTCCTCCTGCCCCCACTCCCAGCCAGTCCCCCGCCCCGGTCGTCAAGTATCCCGACCTGGACCAGTTTGGGAATCCCATCTCACAAGAAAATCAACCTGTTCCCACTCCTCCGCCGACAGAAGGACAAGGCGGCGAACAGCCCAATGTCCTGAAAGTCAAGTTGCCGAGCGGGTACGAGGTGGAAATGTCTCCAGAAGAGATCCAGCGGACCTACCTGGAGAACAAGGAACTTCAAGAGAAGGCGCAGTCCTTCGAGTCTTTCCTGGAATGGAGTCGATCCCATCCCGCTGAGGCTCAAAAGGTCACTGCGATCATCCAAGGACAGCATGTCGAAGGCCCTTCGACTCCCAGCAATCGACCGTCGGAGACCCCCGGCGGTGACGACCTGGGGTTGGGCGATGATCTTTTCGGAGAACCCGGAGAATCAAGAGAAGTCGTTGAACTCAAGAACAAGGTCAACGAACTCTCGATGTCTCTCCAGGAGATTCAACGATTGGAACAAGAACGAGCCGACAGAATGATGCTGGATCAGGTCAATCAACGCTTGGAGAATGCGATCAACAGCCATCCGTTTGCGAAGGCCGCTGACGAGGAAACCAAGAAAGCGATTGCCGAACTCGCTCTCATCGACGTGAGGCGGTACGAAAACGAAGGGGTCACTCACGAAAAGGCGGTCACGAAGTGGGCCAACCACTTTGAGAAAATGCGTCGAGCATCCCTGACCGAACGATACCAAGAAGCACAGAATCGGCCCGGTGTTCCCCCGGAACCTGGTCCTGGCGTCGTCGTCCCTCGGCCCGCCCCGCCCCCGCCTTCCCAGGCAAAAGGCGGATTCTTCGACTCGGGTATGTTCAGAAACGGGATCAGACAAGCATTGCTGTCCGCCAGGGAAAAACTCCAGAGAGGAGAAAACCAGTAGGTAACCAATCATGGCTGCTGCCAACCTGAGCCTTGCCGCCAATCTCGCGGCTCTGGCTGGATACTTGAAAGAGGACTACACGATTCACGGACTGACCGATCAGATCAACCGTGAAGCGGAATTCTTTGGCCGGATTCGCCGGTCGTCGAAGGAAATCCGAGGAAAGTATGGGGTCATCCCCGTATTCCTCAAGGGAAACCGGAATGCGGTGGGTGCCCGTAGCGAACTCTACGAGCTGCCGCCCCCGGCGTTCCAGCAGACCGCAACCGACGGATCCAACCGGATTGCCGGTCAAATCAGCATCTTCTTCAACACGGGCCGATTCGCCATCACTGAACCCGCCATTCAGGCTTCCGCAACCTCGGAGGGCGCCTTCGAGAGCGGCCTGGAAGTCGAAATGAAGGGCCTGACGATGGACATGGCAAACGACCTGAACCGACAACATATCTCTGGAGACGGCTCCGGGATATTGTGTCGGATCACGATCGTCGCCGGAAACATCCTTTCGGTCGAACAGCCTGGCGGCCAAGCGTGTTGGCCCGGAGGGTCGGACCCCGACGGGGCGAAGTTCATCGAAGAAGGGGACGTTCTCGCGGTTTACTCCGCCCCAGGGGCGTTTCGTGGTACTGCCACCGTCACCGCGGTGGATTACTCCACGACCCCCAACAAGATCACCCTGAACGCCGCACCTGGAGGCACCATCGCTACCGACGTTCTGGTCAAGGCCGGGGAATCGGGGATCGCCACTGCCGACGACGACGCCTACAACAACGAAGTCGAGGGACTTCTGAAGTGGGTGGACGACACCGGAACCGTTGCCAACATCGACCCCTCGGTCGCAGGTAACGAACGGTGGGCCGCAACCGTCATCGACAACAGCGCCGCACCGGTGCCCCTCACCGATACCATGCTCCACCAGCTTCAAAGCCTGATCCGCCGTCGTGGCGGCCAGGCCGCGAATCAGGGGCTGGCTCACTGGACCACCTACGCTCTGGAGAACTACTACGGCACCACCGTTCTTTCTCCCGAGAAGCGGTTCCCCAACACCACCGTTCTGGCTGGTGGTTACACCGCCTTGACCTTCGCCGGTCGCCCGATCATGGTGGACAAGGATTGCTTGCCCGGTCACTGGTTCATGCTCACGATGCCCGAGATCTACTGCTACAACCAGGGCGGGTTCTACTGGATGGATCGCGACAACATGTTCTCGCGAATCCCCAACAAGATGGGCTGGGAAGCGACCCTGCTCTTCTTCTCGAACATGGGCACCCCGCGGAGAAACCTCCACGGCGTGATCCGAGGACTCCAGGAGCCCTACCGCGTGGATCAGTTCAACTAATCCTCTGAAACGCTCGGGGGGCCTTCACCCGGCCCCCTGAGCAACTTCCTTCGCTGAGTATCCCTCCTTCTGGAGGGGGCAAACTGTGGAGTGGCAAACCAATGACGATCAAAAGACGAAACTGCGACCCTTACGATTCCATCACGGCCCACCTGCGGGCCTGGAGAATCACCCTCCCCAACACTGGCACGGACTACTTCGTGACCGCCCTCGACCTGACTACCGTCGCCGTCGGGGATGTGCTGACCCTCAAGCGGAACGTGATGCCTGCCGACCTCAACATGGCCGCCCGTGTCACGGATGCCGCGACCAACGCCATTGTCGGCTTGAAGATCACTGGCATCAATCAGTTCGGTGAACGAGTGACCAGCGAAATCACCATCGACACGACTGGCGGGTCTCCCGCTTCCACCTTCACCAACGAAATCTACTCGCTGGTCCAGGAAGTGAAGATCACGTCGTTGACCGGAATCGCTGCTGGAGCGACTCTGGATGTCGGACCTCAGATCACCGGCAGCAGTACCAAGATCGGGTTGCCGATCCACGTTCTGAAGAACTCCACGACTGGCGTCGATGCTTCCGCTCTCGGCAACAACAACACCGTGAAGGTGGTTCTTCGCGGAAATACCATCCTCGCAAGCGGCCAGGTGGTAGACCCGGCAACGTCTTCGTTCACCTACGGGACGATGGCTGTCGGGGATGAGTTCACTTTCCGGTTCGGGGCACCGTTCGCGGACTGATGCCGACCGTCACCAAGTCGATCCAGGATCAGGTCAAGAGAATTGACAAGAACCTGGTCTTCATCTGGAACCAAAAGATCCAGCGTTGGGACTTGGTACGCTTCATCGAGGGGGCCATCGGCAAGTATGTGTGGGTGATGACCGTACAGAACGCCGACGGCTCCTACCGCGAACCGGACAATCGGGTTATCGAGTACCTGAAGACCTACGACCTGGCGAACTGGAGAGGGGATACTCCGCAGAAGAAGATGGAAAACTTCCTCCGCTGGAAGAACCGCCACAACCAGGAAGTCAAGGAACGGGCTCGGAGGGAAGGACTCTCGGAACGATTCGACCGGTTCCAGGAATACCGGGAAGCCGCAAGGCGGTTCGGGAACGACCTTGATTCCATCAAGCGCCACGTCAGAAAGGACTCCGAACGGATGAAGGAGTACGACGCCACCAGGACGGAGAAGAATCGGATCCTCCGTGGTGTTGATCCGGTGTCGCCATGAACACGCTGGAACTCATGTCCTTTGCCAGGCGGATCATCTCCGACCAGGGCCTTCAGGTATGGGGGGGGGACTCCGCCATCATCGAACACCTTGATGTGGCCTATGAGAAGATCCACGGAAGGTTCGCTTCCTTCGACATCGGAATCGGAGAGGTCTATCAGGACTTCACCTACACGAAGCCGGCCAGTGGAGTGAATCAGATCTCCTTTCTCCTGCCCAAGCACTTCGAGCAGGTCAAGGTGGTCGAGATGCTGGACACGAACGGCAACCGCATGGAGTACACGGCATGGCCCGCCGATCAGGTGAGAATCCTCTTTCCTGGCTTCAACGACTTCCTGGGGTACGTCTACTGGATCCGAAACAACACCCTTACGATCGATACCACTTGGGCTTACGGTGCGCCAATCCCGACCACGATCAGGGTGTGGTTCTACCGTAGCCCGTCTGGTTTGCTGGTCTTCCAGCCTTCTGGAGCAACGGCTACCACCGTAACCTTCCCTACAGAACCCTACGAAGAAATGGGGAAGATCGTTCCGATGGATGGATGGTATGACGGTTCTCAATGGGAAGTCGTCAGCGGCAAGGGTCAGGGACAAATGTTCGAGATCGGGTCTTTCGTGGGCTCTTCTCGTGTTGGAACCTTGACCGATGGGTATTCCCTGAACCCAATCCCGGACGGGAATAGCATCGTCGCAGCAGTTCCCGCCATACCAAGGCGAGCGCACGCCCTGATCGCCTACGAAACCGCCCTGGATGGTGCCAGAATCGAAGAGAACCAAGCGGCAGCCATCCTCCTCCAGGCAGAACGGCAAGAACGATGGGCAGACATCGACAAGACTCTGTCCGTCCGGCAAGTACAAATGAATCAACGGATCACGAACCTTGAGGCTGAATAATGATCCCCGAAACTGGATACACCCCGGCTGTCGATCCCGCCAACATCGCTGGATACGAAAGCTCCAACACCCTCCCCTCGGACTTCAAGGGAACCTTCTACTTCGAGGGGAACCTCTCAGCGGTCCAGGTCATCGGCAAGGCGAACGAACACTGGGAGGGCTGCGTTGCCAAGGTCACGATCCTTGCTGGAGGGTCCAACGGAGCAAAGATCACCCTCTACGATTCCAATGATCCCGCCGCCGTCGCAAACAAGCGGTACATCGAGATCGGAGGAGGATCCCCAGCAGGAAGTAGCACCGTTGGGCAAACGATTGATACCTTCTTCCGGTTCCGCGAAGGCTTGGTCGTAGCATCCTCTGGAGACACGTCAGGGGCTCTTCGCGTCCTGGTCATCGTCCCCTACCAGATGAAGGCCCAGTACCAGTAGGATGCCCAGGAACGAGTCTGAAGGGCGCGTATTCCCGCTTACGGGCGGCCTTCAGGATGGTGTTGCGCAACGCCTGATCGGTCCCGGTCAGGCGGCTGCCATGAGCAGGATCGAATTGAACAACGGGGCCGTGGAGGGTGGACTCGGAGCGAAGAAAGTCACTCTCTCCGGCCCTCGCACTGGCGCCCTCGAGTTCGGAAAGAACAACTACAGGAACGGGAAAGGGGCCTATCTCCTGATCCCTGCCCAAACCAGATATTATGACCTCGTGAACAATTCGACGGATTTCACCGTCGAGTTCAATCTCAGAATCATCGACTTCCCGCCGACAGGATTTGCCAGAAGCATCCTTGTCCACGGGGCACCCTACACTTCTGGTGATATTTCGTGGGGGTTGAACATCCTCGAGAACGGAGGGGACTATTACCTCCAGTTCGTTTGGCAAGAAGACACAACCGGATCTCTTCTCTCGAAAACTTGGTCCAGAAAGTTCTTCAAGAGAACAACGAGCCAGATTCGCATCGTTTTCCGCTTCGGATCACCGGACGAGTTCGACCTCTATGTGGACAATGTTTTCCATTCCACCATCGACAACACCGTAGGGACCAAGCGATTCCTCAACGCACTGAACGCGCCGATCTATATCGGCGGAGAAGGGTCACAGACCGACGACAAGGCACTTCACTTCAAGATCTCCGATTTTCGTGTCTGGTCCGCCGTCCTCAATGCGAACGATTCCGACGTTGCCAAGTTCACGGGGAGAATGCTCGATCCTGTTGGTCATCAGTACGAAGAGCAACTGGAAGGGTGGTGGCGGATGGACGATGGGGCTGGACGGATCGTCAAGGACCATAGCCGTTGGGGAAATCATGGCTACATGGGACCTGGGGCGATTGTCGTCACCAACGGGAAACGGGCCGCAGATGGAGCAGTCTTCCTGGATGGTCATACTTCGTTCCTCCAGGCAGACCTGAGATGGGCTGACCTCTTTCGGAACGAGTTCGATTCCTTCAACTTCGACACCACCGCAGCTTCACCGAAAATCCGATTCGGGATCAGTGTTCGCGCAGCAATCCTGGACCTCTCCTATTCAGGAGCAGGAGCGGCAGGGTGCCGGTGGGCTGAACTGTCTGGCGGAGACAAAAGAGACCGACCGGCCCTATCCTTCGGATACAACGCTTCAGGGAACCCCGTATCCTCCTACTACTGGCAAGGAGCATCCAGAACCTTGACCTCTTCCTTGTCCATTGAACCAGGGAAGGTAAAAATGTGGGAGACCTTCCTTGACCTGGACACGACTCCGGTCATGGACTTCTATATCGACGGAAACCTTGAGGCTTCCGCTTCGTCTCCCGTTCCCACTACAGGGCCGCATGCCGATATTCCCAAGCAACTCCGAATCGGATCAAGCGCAAACTACTCGACTGACGAGCAGACCCCCTGGAGCAGCTACAACAACGTGTCCGGGCAGAAGCCAGTCCCCCTACTGGTAGAGGAAGTCCGTTTGTGGATCTCCTTCCTGGACGCCTCTGGAGTCTCAGAACGATGGGAGAAGACGCTCTCGAAGGATCAGCTAATTGAGAACATGGGCGCTGCCTTCGGGGATTTCACGGAAGGAAGCACAACCGTTATTGCGAATGAGTCTCCCGATACAGGATTCATCAACGCCTATCTCCTGACCGGAGATTCCGTAGATGCTCCCAACGAAGACAACGGGGAAGTCCTGACTACTCCCAAGATCCACCATATTTCCAACATCGTAGGGACGACCATCACCCTCTCTTCTGCCTATGAAGGGAAGACCGTGAGCGGGAAGGGGCTTCTCGGGACGAGGCTTGGTGGATGCTGGTACTTCGATTCTCCGACATCAAGACAGGTAGTCGAAGACACGGCAGAGATTCGACTTTGGGAAGACATTGCCCCGAAGCCGATGCCGGACGCCGAGGGAGACCTGGTAGAGACTACGAACGGAAGCCAGATCGGGGCAATCAAGATCCTGGACGACCGGGGGCCTGCCAAGACTCCCCTCTATTACTGCCTGGATCCTTACGAAGACAATACCGCTCCTGGGCTTACCCTTCCGGTTTGGGTGGACGGCCTCGAGCCAGACGACCAGGACAACCCTGGTCGCTCCATCATCAAGTTCGAGACCCCTTCTCTCGGAACCTCACAAATCCTGATCCACCACTCCAATGGGTACCGGATCGACCCTCGTTGGAGACCCGATTCTCCCTACGAAGGAGATAAGGGATGCCTGGCCTTCCTGGACGATGATGACTTCGTGTCGATCCCCTTCGATTCCTCCCTCCGCGAGGGATCGAGTGCCACACAGTATTTCGCAATCCGGGGATGGTTCAAGTTCGACAAGACAAGCGGAAAACGGGTACTCGCGTTCCTGGGAAGCTGGACTTCTCCCGGAGATGTGGCCTATATGGTCTACACCGAAGCTGGCCGATTGAAGGTCAGTTTCGCCAAGACCGGAAACGGAACCCTCTACTCCACCGTGAACGCCCCACTGGAGAAGGATCGGTGGCACTATATCGAGTTCACCGCAAGCCCCTCTTTCGCCCTCTTCATTGATGGCGTCAAGGAGGCAACCACCAGTACACCTATCGGGGGAGGAGGATCCGCAATTCCTTCCGTCACGGATGACATACTGATCGGGAATGTGGCCGAGATCCACCGCAACGACTATGAACCGTTCAGTGGACAAATGGCAGACTTCGAGATCGTGTCGAACGCATCCTCCACGTCCGCCTTCCACACCGCGGACTATCTCTCTCCATCCTCTCGCGTATCGGCATCAACAGAGACCAAGGTTCTCTTCCCCTTCAACGATGGGGAAGATGCCATCGCGTTCAACCAGGGATCACTTGGAGAGAGCCAGAACGGGAAGGTGGAGTCGTTCCCCTTCGTTCCGGTAATGACCGGTATCGGAGTCCCAGACGATGAGCGGCCCCCAAGTGGAGTTCTCTTCAATGAACGGCTCTACCTGTGTACCGGAAACGGACCTCCTGTCGTCTATGACGGGAAGACCTCCAGGAGAATGGGGATCGTCCCCCCTGGATACAAGTCCGACGTGGAAGCCGTCACGACCTCGTTGTGGAGTACGGACGCCCCTGCGTTCGTTACCGGAACCCACGACCAAGATGATCCAGAAGTAAACTTCTCCGCGGTTTTCAAGGGACAGCAACAGCTTCGGATCGGTTACGTCTCCACCTACGGACTGGACTTGTCAGGGAACACCAAGGACGGGGATAGTGGAACGACCTCTGGAGCAAGAGGGGACGCCGGCGCTTTCGAGGCATGGTTCAAGCCCTCCAGGCTGGACCGGAAAATGACCTTCATGGGCAAGAACTGGACGAAGAACAGCGGAAACTACTGGATCGTCCTCATTCCCAACAGCGACGGAAACGCCCTGAAGGTCCGTTTCGGGTGGTGGGATCTCAATGCCAAAGCAGAGCGTTGGTTTGAGACCGACAATTACCCCATCAACAGCACTTCCACCTGGTTCTATCTCCTCGTGAGTACGGTTTTCGGAAGGGCCTCAGGGAGCCGATATGACTATGTGGTGATGGCTTCTTCCCCCGGTGGGGCACTCAATATCTGGCAGGAAGGAGGAGCCGCCGGCAATGCCCTGGTCTATAGCGCAGACCACCCCTCGAGCGACGACAATCCAGACGATACGGGGGGCGATGTTCTGTGGGGAAACTCTGGAATCACGGTCGCGGACAAGTCGTTCTTCGGGTTCGAGGGGCTGATCCATAGTGTTCGACAAGTGACCGATACGGACCGGGACGTGAACCATCCGCACACCCCGCCCATGACGACTGCCCCGACAGTCAACTTTCCGCGTGACCCAGGAAGCTCTACTGCGGACTTCAAGGAACCCTTGGGAACTTCCAGGTGGAACAACGGGGCATCGACGAACTTCTACTCGGCCGGTCGTTATCAGACCGCAGCCTATGTCTTCCGTCTCAACGAGGGGGAAGGAACCAGCCCCGAAGACTTCAATACCGCCAACCCCCTTACCGGGTCTTTGGAGAGCGTTCAGAGCATCCCTACGATTGCTGGGAAGCATCGTTTCCGAGTCACCTTCTACGACCCGGATACCTTCGTGGAGTCCAACCCTGGTCCAGAATCGGTCAAGGAACTGATCGCGCCTGGACAGTCGGACCTGATCGTAGACGGGAGTTTCACCCTCTCTTCCTTGCCGGTGAGTGAGGATACCAGGGAGAAGATCTACCGACGGATCTACAAGACCGCCGCAGATGGATCGACCTATCACCTTGCCTTGGAGGTCCAGGACAATCTCTCCCGCTCTGCCGTCATCAACATCAGGGACGAGGTTCTAACGACCAAGGCGGTCCTTTCGTTCCAGAACTCCTTCCCGCCCCGGTTCACGGCCATCGGAGCCGATGAGTCCAGGATCTTCGTGGGGAAGATGGAGGTCCGCAAGGAGGAGGGGGGGGCTGGCGTTCTCTATTCCGAACCCTTTGCTCCGGAATCCATGCCCGCCACGAACTTGATCCCCCTGGACTCGAAGGAAGGGGGCGCTGTCGTGGCGATTGCGACGATCTTCGGCCAACGGGTGTTCTTCCTTCGGGACGCTATTTTCGTGGCTTCTCCGGCTTCCGTAGGCTTCTCCGTGAGCGTGGTAGAAACGGACGCAGGTTGCGTCAGTCCGATCGGGGTGGTCTCCGCCCAGCGGAGGCTTTTCCGGCCCGCTGAACAGGGTATCTACGCCTTCAACGGCGTCTCCGATACCTTCCTCGGTGGACCCATCAAGGAGCCGAACGGAACCTGGGGAAGCATCGACCCCGCCAGGCTCGGCCTCATGTCCGGTGTCTACTGGAGGGACCGAGATCAAGTCATTTGGGTCGCCAAACGGAAATCCGATCCGCGAGCCAGGACCAGAATCGCCCTGGATCTCACTACCGGCGTCGCAGGAGAGTTCAAGAACAACCCCCCCCATGTCTTCACGACCTCGGACGGCCCCAATATCGCCACCCTTGGGATTGCGGAAGACTTCAACAACAAGAGGGAGTTGTGGGGAGCCGATCACCTTGGAATGGTCTACATCCTGGATTCTGCTGGTCAAGAGCTGGACGGTCCCCGTCCTGGTTATGGGTCCGTCAATGGGAAGGTCGGGGCCGGGAGCGGAACCGCCCTGGTCAATGTCCAGGAGACGGACGTTGCCACGGTTCAGGAGGGGCACCGTGGGGAAACCTTGACGGTAATCCAGGCGGCAACGGGGCAGGAGTCCTCCGCTATCATCATTTCCAACACCGGGTCTTCCTTCACTCTCAACACTCCCTTGTCCTTCGTCCCAGTGTCAGGGGACATTTGGGCCATTGGAGCCTTCCGGCGCTTCTGGAGGACTGGGGCCATTCCCTATGGCAATCAGGATGAGATGAAGAAGTGGGGCTGGCTCTACTTGTCGTTCGAGCCGCGGAACCAGGGCTTGATGACGGTGACGGCATGGGTGGACTTCGATCAGTCCACCGCCTTCAAAGTGGCCGATGTTCCAATGGACAAGGGGTGGGCCCAGGTCTCCCTCTTCGGCGGTAAGGACTATCAGCCCAGTGCCCCGCGGGGGAAGTTCCTCCAGTTGGAGTTCTCTTGCCGACACCCGTTCTTCTTGTACGATTACACCGTAGGAGAGAGGAGAAGTGGCCCTGGACGATAGATTCGACCGGATGAACCTGGAAGACGCCGAGGAAGATGCCATCAGCCTCGTCGGGTCCGCCCTTTCTCGGTACCGCCAGGATCATTCTCACCCCCTCCTTCCCCCCGTTGTGGCGGCAGGAGACCTGGAAGCGGTCAACCTTGCCTTCAGAAAGGCCGTTGGTGCCCTGTGGGTGCCAGCTTCCGAGTATGATGCGGACGGGATCGGGCAGGCCGTCCAGCATTCCGTGAACAACCTGCTCAGGAGACAGCCATGAGCTTCTTCAAGAACCTTCTCGGTGGAGCCAAGGGTGCCCTTTTCGGCACGGGATACAACCGGGGCCGCTGGCAACGCGGGATCGACCAACAGTTCATCGCTGGACTGACCCGCGAAGACCAGAAGCTACTGAAGGGCCTCCGGGGCGATCTCGAGGCGTGGTACCAGAATCCCTACCTCAAGGAGTTGATCTCTCCAGCCTACGCTTCCAGGGCCGTCGCCGCGGCCCAGGAGGGCGTTCAGGCCGGCGTCGCGGACACCAAGCGGAAGATTGGGGAAGTGGCTGGCCGGGGGAACCTCGGCAAGGCATTTGCCGCCAATCAGGGACTCGTGGCAGACGTGGCTGGCTCCGCGGCAGTGGCCCAGGTCCGCCGACAACAGGAAGTCCAACGTCAGGTCGTCGGGTCACAGCGGGAGCAGGGGTATCGACAGGGCAAGGCCAATCTCAAGGAGCTGGACCGAAACCTCGCCGCCAACCGCCTCGCCGTCGAACACGGCAGCTTGAGCCAGTACAACGACTGGAGAGGGCAGCGCATCAAAGAACAGTTCGGAAACACGCTCGGAACCGCAATGGCGGCAATTGGAGGGGCCGCAGGAGGGGGATTCCCTGGCGCATTCGCAGGAATGATGGCTGGAAGATCCCTCGGGCGAGGAGACATTCAGGGTGCGTATTCCCCCGTGAAGGACTTTGCCGCCATTTTCTCGAACGGTGGCGGACAGAAGGTACCAGAATCAACGGGAAGTAGCCCGCTTCTCGCCATGTTCTCGCAGTTCATGGGCATGTTCGGAGGAGCAAAGTAGGCATGGCCGGCATCCAGTTCGATACCCACAAGGCCGAAGGGACCGTTGGCCCCTCGGAAATCTTCTCTTCGGCGACCAACGTTCGGGCGCAACGCGGAATGAGGATCCAGGAGAAGGATCTCGCCCTTCGCCAGAAATCCCAGGCCGACCAGACCAGTCTCGCCAAAGAGGGCATGGCAAGGGCCGACATGAGAGCCCTACTCGGAGAAGCAGGGGCAACTGCCCGTCAGAAGAAATCCCTGAAGAGCTACGAGCAAGTTTCCAGCAAGCAGCTTCAGGCCGCCGAAAGACGGTGGAACGCTGATTACCAGCAGCGGGAAGCCTTCCACGAGGATGAAATGGGGGCTGCGCAGAGACAAGGAATGGTCTCGATGATCCGGGACGTTGTTCGATACGCCCACGAGACCGCCCTTTCTAGACAGGCTCAGAAGGCGACCGCAGAACGGTCTTTCACCGGCAACCTGATGGACCTCTTCGGCAAGATCGTTACCAAGGGTTCGGGCACTTCCTCGACTCCTGTCGCCAAGCTACTTTTTCAGATCTCCACCAAGGGGAAAAGCGATCTCTTATGGATGGATGATGCTCAAGCAGTCAATGAGGCCCAGTCCTACGGGTACCGGGGGCGTGACCCAAAGGAGGCAAAGGCGTTCCTCAACAGCGTTTATTCCAGGACTCAGCAGGAAGCGGTACGTCGTCTCAACCAGACCAATGGCATGGAGCGAGGACAGGTCCGTGGATTGATTCAGATGCTCCGAGCCGCGGCAGGGGACAACCCGAGCCAGAAACAGCTTGTGGAATCGCTCATCCCGGCGATCATCGGATCGAACGGGGTTCCGAGTCAGGGAGGCCAGACCAATCTGGCTCCGCCGCCGGCCCCTTCGCTTCCTCCTGGGTATGGAAGTCCCTCCAAGAACGGGATCCAGCAGCAAAACCCCGGTGGCACCGATTTGCCGGGTAACTGGTAGTCATGGCAAGACAGGGGGAGCAGGGGAACGAGGCCAGCCTAGAGAACCAGGATCCGTCTCCGCAGGGAAAGACGAATCCGAAGCGGTACTCCTTTGTCCAACCGCAAGGGGGGGCTAGCTCCCAGGCTCAGGTAGCCCAATCCCCCGCTCCCTCCGTCCCCAGTCCGGGGTACTACTTTGCCGGAGCCAACCAGCCAGGATTCAACCCTGATCCGAAAACAGTCAAAATCGCTCAGGAGTATTCCAGGATCCTGGCCGGGCAAGATCCCAATCCTACGAACGAGTGGCAGGATGCTTACGCTTCCTGGGCAGACTTCATCCAGAGAGGGGTCCACGGAGCCCCCGTGATCGGGCACGAGGATTCGGTTTCAGGAGTCATCGGAGAAGCGGAGGGTGCCCTCAAGTCTGGTGGGGAATTCCCTGCCGTGATGATGGAGGCCATCAGAACCTCGATCGGTCGGGATGTGAGGGAATGGAGCAAGCACTACGGGCTTCCGAAGGAGTCCTTCAAGGTCGTCGGCGAGAAGAACGGGGTGCCGGTCGTCAGGATCCCCCTTCAGGAGTTTACGGACCGTCTGGAGAAGAAGAAGGGGGAGATCTATTACCTTGATTCTGATCAAGGCGGATACCTGCGGGGCGTGTCGCCTAAGGCGTGGGATCTTTACCAACGGGCTCAGTCAGGGGACAAGGACGCAAAGGAGAAGTGGAACGCTATCCTGAAAGAGAGCGTGGACCTCCATTATCAGCGCCCGTTCGATACCTCACCCGGACGCCCTGATCTGGTCCTTTTTTCTGATGGGGCGATTCCGGTTGATTTTCTGGACAGCCCTTGGGCAAAGCGCCGCCAGGCGTTCTGGCAGACGGGTTCTCCAGAAGTAGCCAAGAAGCAGGCAGGAGGATCGGCCATCATGGAGGGGCTGCGGTCCTTCGCCTCGACCTATCTGATGACCCGTCTCCTGGGGGGGCCTGGAGCGTTTCACCAAGAGCAGGAGGACCGGGGTATTGCCATGCTGGGGACGCCGGCGGAGAGGAACCTCCACACCGCTGGGGGGCTGGCGGCCTTCGTGACCCCGATGGGTGGCCCCAGCAAGATCGTGGGGGCAGGGACGAAGGTTGCCGAGAAGGCGGTTGCCAATGCGGGTACCGCAGCTCTTCGGGTCACGATTGCCAAGAAGGTCGAGAAGGCGGTCGTTGACAGGCTGGAAACCCTTGGGGCCAGAGGGGTGAAGAACCTATCGGAAGAAGCCACCAAGAAGGCGGTCCTGAAGGTCTCGGAGCAGGCGTTCAAGAAGACCCTGGTCGGCAGAACGGCCCATTTCCTTGGGAAGGCCTCGAGTCGGGTGGCCGGGTTCATGGCCTACGAGAAGATCCGCCCGCAGACCGGAGCGGAGAAGGCTTCCGTGGACATGATCAAGGACGCCTACATCGCTTCCGGTGTTTCACGGGAAGCTGCCGGAGTCCTGGCGGAGTCCAACTATTCCGCCGCCATGATGGAGGGGGCCCTCAAGATGGTCGGCACCATCGAGGCCATCAGCCCCGCTCTAGCCTTCCTCTCCAACCTTTCCGCCAGAGGCATTCTCGCCGCTTCTAAGAAGACTTTAGGAGCAGCCGCCAGGAGACTAGGGAAAGCCGAGGAGGCCGCTCCTGGGGCGGCGGAATCCGCCTGGAAGGGAGTTCTCGAGGCCAGGGCGCAGCAGACGATTGCCGGAGCCCTTCATGGGGTGGGCCTGGGTGCCGGATTGGCAGGGATCGACCCCAAGGCCAGGGAATCCCTCCTGAAGTGGCTCCACGGGGATGATTCCGAGAAGACCTGGAACGAAGTCGTTTCCGACTGGATGATCTCTGGGACCATTTTCGGACTTCAGGGAGCCCTCGGTGCCTACGTCGGGGCCACCAGAGGCTTCGTCAAGGACTGGGAAGGCAAGCTCGGCGAGCGGTATCGCACACTGACAGGGAAAAGCAACATCCCTACTTCCGTCATTCGGGACATCGAGGCCAGTACTGCGCGGGTCGAGAGGAGACTGGATCGGCTCAACGAGTGGGTCAATCAGAGTCTCAAGGCAGAGATTGCCGGCATTCGGGCGATGGGGGAAAGCTCCAGACCTGCCGAGTCCATGGCGGAGAGGGAGAAGCGGGTCAAGGCCGGCAACCAGGTGCCCGTTCGGGAGCGGCTTTCCTCGGAAGAGTTCAGGATGGCCCTGGACGAATACAACAAGCGGAAGTTCCGCTACAAGGGGCTGGTCGGCAAGGAGGCGATCTCCCGTCTATCCAGGGATCAGTTCCGCAAGAAGCTGGCGCAGAAGAAGGCCGAGTTCGAGAAGGTGATCCTGCCCAGGATCGAGAAGGCGAACGAAGCGAACGCCAACGAGCGGGAACGATGGAAGGCGGTCCAGAAGGAGAAGAGGCTTGCCAAGATCAAGATTGCGGTGGAGGACTATCTGGAACGGCAAGAGGCTGTTCGGCTCAAGGCCGCCATCGACCACGCCCAGAACACCCTCGAGGATAAGGTTCTGGACCGGATCGTTGAGGAGGAGGGCAAGAAGTTCATCAAGTCCGTCGATCCGCTTCGCGGTTTCTCCGTTCGGATGGCGAGATTCGTCAGGGAAGAGCGGGAAGCGGTAAAGGATCTCATCAGGAAGGCTGCCAAGGAGGCTGGAGCCGACCCGGAGAAGGCAGAGAAGGCGTTCTTTTCCAAGAGCGAGAGAATGGCCGTCGAAGCTGCTGCGGAGAAGGCCACGACGGAAGAAGTGGCGAAGGATTGGGGCCTGAAAGAGTCAGACGTTGGGGTTGCCGTCGCCTTGGTGAAGTCCAAGCGCCCCGAGGTCAAGTTCGTTGGCGATAAGACGGCGGCCCAGGAGGAGCCACCGAAGACTCCGAAGAAGGGTCAGAAACTTCGGAAGGAGTCTCCGTTCCGGGCGTCTGGTTTCGCAGAAGGAGACCGGGAAGGTCTGCCGGACCTGAAATTGGCCGGTAGAAGAGCACGGGAAGCCGAGGACAGGGAAAAGGAATACGCCAGAGAAAGAGGATCGTCTTACTACTACGGTGACGATCCCTTGATCGACCGCTTATGGAGCCAGGTTGCGGACATCCTGGATCAGCTTCGACCGGGAGACGTGATCGAATTGACCCGTGGTGGTACTCGCGTGACGGTGATTGGCCGGAATGGAAACCTCCTTCGAGTCAAGGGACCGTCTGGTCGGGAGACCAATCTCACGATCTCTGAATTGGTCATGGCGAAGGTGCTGGACAAGGGGGAAGAGCCGCCCCCTGAACCGCCCAAGGAAGGCCCTGAGCCCCCGGAAGATGGTGGCACTGCCCCTGGCAAGGGTGGCGGAGGACCGCCCCCCAAGGCCCCGGAAGGAGCCAAGGAGAACGAGCCGGAGAAGAAACCGGAACCCAAACCGGAACCTAAGCAGAAACCGGAGAAGGCTGAGAAGCCGAAGGAAGAAAAGCCCGCGCCGAAGCCGAAGAAGGAGGAGCCGAAGGAGCCTGAGACGAAGAAGGAGGAGGAGAAGCCCACCCCGGCACCCAAGCCCAAGAAGAAGAAGAAGAGCAACAAGGAGACCAAGAAATCGGAGCAGGCCGAGGCCGAACTCCTTCCCGGAGTCAAGCTGACGGCTGAAATGGTCGATCCTGAAGACCTGGTTGTCGATGCCAGCCGCTTCCAGAGAGAACGGAGAGACATCAAAGACGAAAAAAATCAGGTCAACCCCGAACACGACATCTTCAAGAAGCCGTGGGATGATTCCGCTTATTTGGCTGATCCGATCATTGCCCTGGAAGAGAACGGAAAGTTTGTCGTCGTGGCTGGGCATCACCGGAGAGCCAGGGCTCTCGGGCTACACGGATCACCGGATACCCCGGAAGGGAAGATCCTGGTGCGGGTAATTCGGGCGGAAAAGGGAGTCTCCAAAGAAGATGTCGAGAAGGTTGCCTCTGATCTCGCTCTCAAGACCAATACCGGAAGGAAGCAACTTTCCAAGTTCGACCTTGTTGATACCGTCGTCGCTCTCAAGGAAAGAGGGTTGACGAATGTTGCTATCGCCAAGAAGATCAATGGTACCCCGGAAAAGGTAGCCCACATCCTCGCTCTTTCAAAGCTTCCCAAGTCCGTATTGGCAATGGCGGAAGAGCTTGGTTCGGAGAAGATTCAGACGATTGCCTTTTCGTTCCGAGAGTTCAAGAATCTGTGGGCGATCAAGAAGAAGGTCAAGGGAACGGAGGACGAGTATTATTACGACACCTCGCCGATTCAGCGGTACCTGGTCAGCAATTTCGACAAAATCAAGGATATGAGTGTAAGCCAGTTCAAGGCTTACATCGAGAATATTCAGAACACCTACAAAGCCATCCAAAACAAGTACAAGCAGGATTATATCACTGGGTTTGGTTATATGAAGATGACGCCAGAGGAGATTGCCAAGAAATCATTCCAAGTGGCCGAGGAGTACTCCAACCTTCTGGAAAACCTCCAGAAGGAAAAGTCGAAGCTGGAGTCCATTAGTAAACTCTATTCCAATCCGAAGACGGCAAGCGAGATTCGACTTGTTCAGTCGGCGAAGGATCTCGCAGAGAGGGCGGGGCGCAGACTGCGCCTTTTCCAGGCGGAGAATGGGCTCATTGACATCCCGGATGAAGAGCTTTCGCGCCTGCGGGCTCTGGAGGGAAGCTTCTTCTCAGGTGAGATTGGACACACTCTCAAGAAATACGAAGAGAATCCTCGGCAGGGTGGACTGTTCGGCGATGATATTGAGCAGCAAGGCCCTGGGGAATTGTTCAATCAGCCCGTCCCGGACGAGTCTTCATTCAAGCCGGGCGAATTCATCGGAGACCTCAACAAAGAGACGATCAAGAAGGTCATTGACCTGGTCCACGGTGAGGCCAAGACGACGGAGGAAAAGAATGCGTTGGAAGTAAACCTGAAAAAGGTTCCTAATTTTCTCAAAAAGATTCATTCCTTCAAGAAAAACGGGAAGATTTACCGGGTTTCCGTGAAGCGGTTGGCTGAAACATTTGGCCGTCCCGAGGATGAGACCAAGCTGATTTACAAGATTCTCTCCAAGCTCCATCCAAACACGGAAAGGGTGTTCGTGCTGGTGGGCGAGGATAGCGATACTTCCGATCAAGATGTTTTAGGCAATACTTCGTATATCAACTATTCTGGATCGCCGAAGAAGTGGGCGATTGTCATGGGAATGAAATATGCCAAGGATAGTGGAGCAATCGGATTCCATGAGATCTACCATGTTCTTCATAGTGTGTATTTCTCGGATGACGGGACAAGCAATAAGTTTCGGGAACGGATCGGTATTACGGAGGAGGAATATCAGTCCTTCAAGAAAGCCATGAATGGCAAGTCGCCAAAGTGGACGGGGAAAGGCGAAGAGAAGGCGGCATTGTCATGGGAACGCTATCTCCGCAAGGGAGAAGCACCTACTAAGGAAGTGGCATCCTTGTTCGAGAAGATCAAGGCGATCTTCGCAAAGGTCGTATATCCTCTTTATTTTTTGAAAAAGGGTATTGACCCGAGTGCCAAGGTGATCTTCGACAAGATGATGGCTGCCGTTGGCGGTCCTCCTATCGGACCCACTGGGGAGCCCTCCGTAACAACCATGAACCGGGACGCCAAGGTGGAGACTCTGTTCATGGCTCACGCCAGAACCTACGACAGTCTTTCCAATGAATACGAACGACTGGAAGAAGCTGCGAGGAACGAAAGCGATCCGGCGAAGTCGGCCAATCTCAGGGTCCGGGCTGCGATTGCCCGCGCCCAGGCTCAGGAACTCGATGAAGGGGCAGGTATCGCGCCCAAAGGAAACCCTGTTCGTGCGGTCAAGGAGAAGGAGCAGCGAGAACAAGATTCCGCAATTGCCAAGGCCATCCTTGAGGCGGCTCCCAGTGATTTGAGTTGGAAGCACTGGTTGAGAAGTCTCATTCTTCCTGACTACGAGACCGTTCGGAGAGCCTACGAAAGCCACTCGACGCGGGTTCCTCGCGGGTTCTTCGCCAAGGCCGCAGAACTTCCGTTCTATTCCATCCATCCCCGTCTCTATTCCTATATGCGCAGGCAGATGACGGAGATCCGCAAGCGTGTGGACCTCTACCAGCGGAAGCTATGGGGCCGGACCTGGTTCCAGAGGGTCCGTTATGGGGGAGAGGGAGCCGCCAACGCACCCTTGAATCGCATCAAGGAGAACAGCAAGGAAGCCTGGAGAATCGCCCTTGCCCTTGATGGGGGGACGGTTGGGGACTGGAATGCCTCCGCGGATGCCGTCAAGAAGGGCGGGGAGATCGAAGGTCTTCACCCCAAGACCTCGATGGTTTCCGTTCTGAACGAGAAGGAGAAGAAGATCTACGACCAAGTGAAGGTGATCTGGTCCAGGTTCCGAAAGCGGATGTTCGACCACATTCACCGGCATGATCGGGCGTTCTTCCAGGCGGAAGTAGAACGTCTGACCAAGAAGGCCGATAGAGTCCGGGAGAAGGATCCCGAGAAGGCAGACCTTTACGACGAACAGGCGGAGTTTCGCCAAAGCCAGCTCAACCTTCTGGACCAGCTTCGAGATCCGAACACTGGTCGGAAGTGGGGCTTCGACGATTACTTTCCGCACCTATGGGACTCTGGACCGGAACACTTCGCTGACGACCACAAGAGGCTTCCTGCGGTGGTCCAGGAAGACATCCCCAAGGGGGCATTCCATCCCAGTCTCCTCCGCCGAAAAGGGCGGATGGGATGGTCTCTCAACCTTCACCGTGCCTTAGACATTTACATCCCCGCTGCGGAAATGAAGGTTGCCGCAGACAAGGTTCTGGACATGGGCTACGACACTCTCTACGGCACCTGGGGGCGTGCCACGAGGCTAACGGACCTGGACGTGTCCTGGCATCGTCTGAACCGTGGGCAACGCCTTGACATGGCTCTGAAGCTGCGTGAGGGCGAGGGGATGACCAAGCGGGTGTTCGTCATTCCTGGAAGCAGAACCTACTCCAAGGACGGCCAGAGGATCCTTTCCATCAAGGTCAAGGATGCGAGTACCGGAGAGGTCTTCGTCGTGTACCGGAACAAGAAAACGGCGAAGGCGGAAGGAGTGGATAACCCCTTCACCCCGAGGGACTTCTTCTATCGTAGCGGAGGAGTGATCCAGGCATCGACCGATCCGGCGAGAGCCTACGAGAACCTGGAATACATGGAGAAGTGGGTCCGTCGATCCCTGGGCCATCACCCCGATTACGGCAAGGTGATGAAGAGGATCCAGGCAGGAACCAGGATCCTGACCGAAGCGGAGTACCATGCCTATATTGGCGCTCTCTATCCGAAGGCGGGCGTGGTCAATGTCATGTTTGGGATCCACCAGCTTGCGAGCGAGGTTGGGGTGTCCCACGCCATGAGTGGCCTTGCTCTCGCTGCGAAGATTCTGCGCAAGGGGCCGGACCGGAGCGATCGTGTTGCCTATCACTATTTCAGGATCATTCGTGAAGCTGCCCCGCATCTGGAATCCCTTGTGGGGTTCGCGTCGGAGGGCGAACGGGGGCTGGGGAGACCACGGTCCCTCAAGCAGAAGATCCAGGTCGGGGCCAACAAGGTCTCCTTCTCTCTGTTCCGAGGATCGGAAGGATTCATTCGGGTTGCCTCTTTCCTTGGTGGCTACCGCATGGCAGAGGCCGCCGGTGCGTCCAAGCAAGAAGCGATTGACTTCGGTAGGGAAGTGGTTGCCCGGACACAGTTCGATATGGGCACCTATGCTGCTCCGGCAATGGTCGATCACCCGCTAGGGTATCCCTTCCTCATGCTCCGCAGATATGGGCTTTCCCTGGCTCGACAGGCATTCCGAGGCTACTCCCAGGGCGCGGAGATGGTCAAAGCTGAGGTCTACAAGAAGCTCGGCAAGACGCCGGCATCCCTATTGCGCGGGACTTCCATGACCACGGAGGAAAAGAAGGTCTACCATGCCATCCTCGCCAAGCGTTACAAGTATGAGAACTTCCACAACTCCGCCAGGCTGGCGAGGTTCATCATCATGGGGGCCCTCATCAAGGAGATTTCGCGGAAGTGGATCGGACGCGACCCGTCGTTCCAGGTCTCCGCCAGCATCAACGATGTGATCGGCACTCCGGGATGGGTGGAGGAGAAGAACGGACCGATCAAGGCCATGTTCCATGCCCCGATCTATGGGCTGACCGGTCCTTTCGAGGCCCTTCCCGTTCAAGGGAAAGTAGCATTCGAGGCCGGTAAAGCCATGCTGGACCGCCTGAACGGACAAGAGTACGCCATCACTGATTTCTACAATCAGAACATGAACTCGATCCTCACACGCACGGGCCGGTGGATCCACGATATGTTGACCGCTGAGGATGTCGGAGACGGGAAGGTGTTGCTCCGTCGAGGCCCGCAAGCGAACTTCAAGACGACCAAGCTCCACTTGATCGAGGGGGCCTTTGTCCCCGGTGTTCCTGTGGAAGAGAAGCAACAATGGGATGCTCGGGACTCGGCCTACGCAGAGTCCACGCTGGGGGCGAATCGCCGTCTCTCGTTCAACAGGCTGATCACTTCTGACGATCCTGCGGATGTTCAGAAGGCGGTCGCCATGAGCCAGAAGTACGGAATCCTGCCCGATTTCGACTCCCTTCAGCGCCGGACCATCCTGTACGAATTCCCCGCAAGTGTTCGCCAGATCCTCACCGGTGGAGACAAGAACGGCATGGTGAGAATCGCAACCAAACTCATTCCAGGCTACGACCGAAAGGAACTCAGGCAGGCCTTCTACCTGCTGGGGGCCAACGATCCAGACTGGTACCTTTACCCGAACGGAACCCTCAAAGTGACGCCGGATGTCCTCAAGGGGTTCTACGGCGCTGTTCGCCAATGGCAGGAGACGAACGAATGACGAACCAGGAGAACCTTGAAATGCGACTTCGTAGAATGGAAAAGACGGTCTTCGGGAATGGTCATCCCGGACTGGTCGAGCAGGCCATCAAGCATGGTGTGTGGCTGAAGGTGATCTTTCTCCTTCTTCTTCCAACGGCCCTGGAGGCCGTTCTCGGGCTGATCCAGTCGGTCCGTACCATGTAGGTATGAAATGGCTCTGCGCCTTTCTCCTGGCCTCCTGGTGCTTCTCCTGTGGGGCTGTTCCGCAAGCCAGATCCGTTCCGCCGCCGGCGAAGCCGCCCGCTTCACCATCGAAGCAGGAGCCGGTTTCCTCCTCGCGGGTCCAGCCGGAGCCGTTGCCGTCCCCGGAGGGGCCAAACTCGCCCAATGGGGAGCCGAAGGACTGGTCTCGGTCGATTCTGGCGGGGGCGTTGGCTCTCTTCCTGTTCGGGGCGCGCCCTCGAAGCAAAAAGGCCGAGAAGCTCTCGCAATTGGCCTCCTCGCCTGTCTCCTTTCCTTCGGAGGCGGCCAAGCTACTCGCAAAATCATCAGTCGCACGCAAAGAAATGACGAACCTCAAAGCTGACCTCCTCCTGGTCGTGACCAAACACACCCTGACCGCCGCCGCCCTGATCCTCATCGGGATGCTGGTGGAACAGTTCTTCGATGTCCTGTAGCCGTGCCCCTTGGCCCTGGGACCAGCAAGTACCCCAAAGGAGACTTCCGAATCATGGCTGAAGCCGCTCCGCTCACCTTCGCCCTCGGGGAGTACGGTCGGGAAATCAGGAAAGACCTACGCCTTGATCTGTCGGCCATCGGCGGGATGTCGGTTTCCTACGAAGCGCAGAAGCCGGATGGGACAACCGTCTCCTGGTCGGCATCTGTCCTAGAAGTAGCAGAAGGTCACTCTTCCATCTCTTACACCCTTGCCTCCGGTGACTTGGACCAGTCCGGGTTGTGGGTCATCCGCCCCAAAGTTACCAGCCCGTCCCTGGTTCTGTTCGGAGACGCCTTCCCTCTGTTGGTAAAGGGCATGTACGAACTCTGAAAAAAAGTCGGGAAGGGGCTTGACGGACTGTTGCGGCGGTTATAGTGTCCTTTCATGCCCCAAGAGAAACCCCAAGAAAGCTCGCAATCTCTGGCAACCCGGACCGAGGAGGTCCTTTCCCCCATGGCGGTGCGGAAACGCTGCGCAATGGTGGAACAACTCCTCGAGAAGGAACTGAAGAAGGATCGGGATTATGGCGAAGTCCCCGGCGTGGATCGCCCCTTCCTGTTCCAGCCCGGCGCCGAGAAGATCAACCTGATGTTCAACGGACGACCGGAGTACACCACGGAACCCCTCGTCGTCACCACCGAGCCTTTCGAGTCCGTGACCGTAGTTGTCAAATGCGACATCGTAAACAGAAACACGGACAAGGTCATGGGTTCAGGACTTGGCGCCTGTTCCAGTCGGGAGCGGAAGTACCGTTACCGCACGGTACGCAGCTTCAACGCCAAGCCTGGTGATCGTGAGAACATGGTCCCTGATTCCGAGGTCAAGAAGACCAAGGGGCGGAACACTTGGACAGAATGGCTTGTCCAGATCGACCCCTGGGAGATCATCCAGACCCTCTTTGCGATGGCGTCCAAGCGTGCTTACGTTGCCGCGACTCGAGGATACTCCGCTTGCTCTGGACTCTTCACGATGGACCCGGACATGGTCGAGGCCATCCGCGGGACCACCGCTCCGAAGTCACGTTCCTCTTCCGCTCCCTCCTCGGCCAAGGCTCCCGCTCAAGGCCCCCGCCCGATGAGCGAGAAGCAGCGGGAGTTCATCAAGTCGGTGTGTGAGCGGCAGGGGGTAGATAGTTCCACCCTGAATCAATACTGCGTCTCGACTTTCGGGGTGGCCTACGCAAGCTCTGTGGAGTCGTCCGGGCAGACCGCCGAATCGTTGAGCAAGAAGGGTTACATCGTGACGCCCGATGGCAACTGGTACCTCTCTCTGTTGTCCAAGGACGCATCCAAGCTCATCGACCACCTGAAGGAAGGTAAGGTTTCTGTCGTCGAGGCGTAGTAGCTTGGATCTCGAGGGATGGAAACCCTTGATTTCTTGAGCGCGTATGTCGAATACGCACAAGAGTTCTGCCATGCTCCAGGCCAGTTCCACCGGTTTGCCGCGATGAACGCCCTGTCCACCGCGCTAGGTTCCCGTGTGAGAATGGCCTGGGGAGACAATTGGATCTATCCGAACCTTTGGCTCCTTCTCCTAGCAGAGAGTTCGATTTCAGCAAAGACGACCGCAATGAAGATTTCGAGCAGAATCATGAGCCAGGTTCCCGGCATGAACATGTTCCCCAACGAGTTTTCCCGTGAGGGCCTGGTCAAGCTCCTGGAGGAACACAAGTCCGGCACCTTCCTCATTTCCGAGTTCTCGCAGTTCATGGGGTTGACGAGGGCTGGGTACAACGAGGGGGTGCTGGGCTTCCTGACCGATATTTACGATGTCCCTGAGACCTATCGGCGGGTTCTACAGAAGGGAGAGTTCAACCTGGTGCGTCCATGCGTGAATATCCTGGCTTGTTCCACGCCGGACTATATGAGCGCGAACGAAGATGAATGGATGAGTGGATTCGGGCCGCGATTCCTACTGATCGCTGACGAGGCCACCCGGTTCATTCCCATTCCCCCTCCCAGTGATGAGCGGAAGCGGAACAAGCTGGCTTGTTTCCTGCGGAACGCGCAGACAGTTCGGGGGATCGCCGTCTTCGAGGAGCCGGACATGTACGCGGATTGGGCAACCCGGCAATGGAAGGATCTTCGGAGACGGCCTTCTCTGGAACGAGCATGGTCGGCGCGGGTCCGGGATTATGTCGTGAAGATTGCCATGATTATCGAGATCGCTCACTGGACGGCCCTTTGGGATCACGGGATGCCGAAACCGGACAGCAGGGAGGCTTTCCTTTCCGGGAAGGTGGGCAAGATCAAGATTTCCCAGCAATCGCTCATGGAAGCGATAGACCTGTGCGATGAAGTGAGTGGGAAGCAGCTCAAGGCATACGCCGAGAGTTCTGTTGTTTCCACCAAGTATTCCAAGCAGATGGAGTCCGTTGTCCAGGCAATCGCCCATTTTGGGAATCCGGCAAAGCGAACAGACGTTCTTCGCCGAACGAAAATGCCGCGGAAAGTGCTGGACGAGATCGTGAATACGCTGGTGGAGATGGGACGGGTCCAGCGTATCTTCAAGATGGCGAGCAAGGGCGCCAAGCGGAAGACGGAGTTTCTGTCGTTGGTGATGGACCAAGAGGCCCGTACCGTCCCCGAGGGAGACAAGGAGAAGGCGGATTTCGTTGTCCAGCCCCCTGACCCTCAAGTGTTGATTCCTCCCCCGGAGGAGATTCCCTTCTAAGCAAATGAAAGATCCTGAACCTGGAACGAAAGAATGGCTTGAGGCCAGAAAAGAGGCAATCGGTTCCTCCGATGCGGCTGACCTCTTTCAAGTGGACCCCTACGGTTGTCGGCGGAAGCTGATCTACGACAAGGGGCTGGAGCCTACGGATTGGGAGGAACTGCCGAACCGCTACATGAAGAGGGGAACAGCCCTTGAGGATGTGGTTGCGCGGGAAGGTTTCGCGCAGAAGGACATGTCCGTTTTTCGGGTGCTTGATCGAGAGGCGATCGGGACGGCGGAGGCGAAGGAGATCCGCAAGGAACACCCTTGGCTGAAGAGCAACCTGGACCGGCGGTTGAAGAGTCCCGATGATTCCCTGGAAGGCCCTGGTGTGGGAGAAGTGAAGACGGGCGGGGATTCCACGGCCAAGCCGATCCTGAAGAGTCACGAGTTGCCGGATCACTGGTACCTCCAGGTCCAGCACCAGCTTCTTTTCACGGGCTGGAAGTGGGCCGACCTGGTTTTCTGCCACCCGAATAGCTGGGAGTTTCGCCACTTCCTGATCTACCCCGACACCTCGGTTACACAAGACGAGATGCTTGTTCAGGGGGACAGGATTTGGGCGGCTGCGATGTCCTATCGGGAGGGCGATCCAGGGCAGAAGGAGTGGATTCTGGAGCGTTTTCCCCGCCGGGACATCAAGTCGAAGGCGTGTGCTTCCTGTGCGTGGCACCAGACGTGCCACGGGGACGCCTGGCGGGACTTCGTTGGCTCGGTGGATTCCGGGGTGGCTGATTTCTCGGAAAGCCCTGAGTGGCTTTCTGTGGCGTCTGAGTGGAAGTTCCTGAAGGAGCGGGAGGACGACCTGAAGGCGGAGAAGGAAGACCTCTACGAGCGCATGAAGGCCCTGATCGGGGACCGGGAGGGGGTGATTGGCGGCGGAATCAAGGTGTTGTGGCGTCATCAGGAGTCCCAGCGGCTTGACACCACCCGGCTCAAGAAGGATCACCCTGATCTGGCGGCTCAGTACCTGAAGACCATCAAGACCCGGCCCTTCCGGCCTTTCCTGGTATGAGCGAGCGCCCTAAGGATCCAGAAAAGGTTCGCGTCGGTCGCCAGGCCCGTCGGCGTGGAAAGGAGTTCGAGAACGAAGTCGCCCAAGCGTTTCGGGAGCAGGGATTCCCGGACGCCAAGCGCAACATCCAGGCCCGTGGAGCCATCTCCGAAGGGGCTGATCTGATCGGGGTGCCCATTGCCGCGGAACTGAAGCGGACTCGCGCCCCCATATCCAGGCGGCTGGATGCCATCCTGGACCAGGCCATTTGGGAAGCGATGGAACGAATGGATCACCGCCCCGTGGCCGTCATCACCCGATCTGACGGCGGTAAGCCCAGGGTTTACTTGCTACTGTCCGACTTCCTCAAGATCCTGAACCATGACGAAGAAAAAAGAAGAGAAGAAAACAGACAATCCCGGTAACAAGAGCCACACCTGTCCGTTTGGGATTATGAGGCTTGCCTCTGGTGAAATCAGCATGGCCCCCGCCCTTTGCCGTCCAGAATGTAAGTTCGCACGCCAGGTGCCGGCGGAAGAGCGGTGGTCTGATTACGACCCGGAGGAAGACTTTGGGTGCGTGATCGCTCATTTGGTCGGCCACGTTGCCCGGCTCGCGGATGCTGCCCAGGCTTCGATTCCTGGCAGTCTCTCCCCGTCAACCCCCATTCCCCATGAAGAAAAAGAAGAAGAACCGACCCGGAAGGAAGAGGATCCTCGACCCCTCGACCTTCACGAAACCCTCTTTGGAAAAGGCAGCTCCCCCGACCCCGGACCTGGTTCCGAAGAAGGCGGGGCCTCCGCCCCTCCCCTCTAAGGTTCGCCGTGTGGGGATCTACCTTGCTGTGGCAAGCGTAGGCACCAATGGTGGAGTGTCCTTCCAATCAGGAGCCCCCAAGCTGGTTTGTGAGAATGTCGCCCTGGAGGATGTTGATCGCGTGTTGGAGGAGTCGGTGACGGCTCTGTCTGAGACGCTTTCTCGGACCCCTGGGGCGTGCTTGGTTGCCCTGGATGTGATTGGGGCGGCCCGTCTGGTAACGACCACGGTTGTCTCCCGCAGCCTTCCTGAGGGGAACTGATGGATATTCCGATGGTCCTGTCGTTCCTTGCTGGGATTTGCCTTGGTTGTGGTGGGCTGCTGCTTTACCTGTCTCCTGGCGATTCTCTGGTGATTCCTGGCTCGCTTGTGCGCAAGCTTCGGGATCCGAAAGTCCCTTCATCATGGAAGGTGGAGGCTTTGACGAACTTCCTGGCTGATCGCCTGGTGGACTGATGGAGGTGTTTCCTTACCCCTCGACGGTAACTTGTGCTTCGGTCGGGATGGTGACGCTGATCTTCTCGGCGTTGGTCCCTGACCCGGTTGGGGCGTTGCTGTTCGCAGCGTCCCTGATCTCTCTGACCCTTGCCCTTTGGCTTGACCCGACCTACTTCGATGAAGACTGACCGATCTCTTGCCCACCGCTACCGCGGGATGGCGCGCCCCCTCTCCCCCTCCGAGCATCGCCAGTATGTCGCCCTGGCGACGATCCTCGTTCTCGTGCTGCTGCTGGCGTGGGGGGTGTGGGCGTGACCGATGCCGCTGGTCCCCTTGATGAGTGGCCGATTTGGGTGGAAGTTGATGAGGAAAAAATGAACGCTGAACTTGACGCCGAAGAGGAGATGTTCAAAGCAATCTTCAAGAATTACTTGGGGGCCAATCTGGATACCGAAGACGACGACGAGGACGGGACCGCGGAGGTGGCGCGATGACCATTCCCGAGGGCTACCATCGCCACCCCAACGGAGGAGGGATGGTGAGGAACGGTGTGGAGGTGCCGGAGAGCGTTTATGTCGGCACGCTGGCCACCATCAAGGGAGGCACCATCTACCGCGGCTCCATCTACGGCGGCACAATCTGCCGTGGAGAGATCCTTGGCGGCATCATCTACGGCGGCATCATCTACGGCGGCACAATCTGCGGTGGAGAGATCCGTGGCGGAGAGGTCTTTGGGGGCTCCATCTGCGGTGGCGCAGTCTGCGGCGGAGAGATCCTTGGTGGCACAATATGCGGCGGCTCCATCTGCGGCGGAACGATTCGCGGGGGCGCGATTCGCGGTGGCGCAATCTACGGCGGCACAATCTGCGGTGGAGAGATCCGTGGCGGCATCATCTACGGCGGCACCATCTACGGCGGCACAATCTGCCGTGGAGAGATCCTTGGCGGAGAGGTCTTTGGCGGCACCTTGATCCGCAACAACTCGGACATCCTCTATCTGTCTGGTATGGGTGACTACCAAGCCACCCTCACCCATCAGGCAGATGGGGCATGGAGTTTGAGATATGGCTGCGTGGGTCCGCTCCTGCTTGATGAGTGGCGGGAGAAGCTGAAGGAGCTGTGCGAGGAGTATGCGCGCAATGAGTGTGAGAAATACCAGCGCATCCTTTCTATCATCCTCGACCTGTGCGAGGCGCACATCGAGGAGGTTTCCCGATGAACTGGCTCGACAAACTGACCGAGGCCAAGCGACGGCTGAGCGAGGCGCACCAGTATCTCTACTCTGCCGAGCAGATGGAGAAGTCGCTGGCTCAGGAACTGGACGACTTCGAGCGGTTGCTCGAAATCGCGGAAGACTACCGCGAACTCCACTCCTGCGCGGGGAGGGTGGACGACTATTACGGCCGCCAGACCGTCCACACCGGATGCTCGAAGCGCTGTGACGAACTCGACCGCCTGCTCGGCAGGTATGGGCGCGGTCGGGCGAAGAAGAAGGAGGGTAAGAAATGAAGACCTACGTCGAGATCCTTCGCTGCCCGAATCATCACGATTCCTTGGCCGTGTCGTTTTCCGCTAAGCGCTCCAGAATTAGGGTGGCAGGACTGCGCGGCCCCTGCTGTGGAAAATGGGAGACTATTGCTCGGATTCCCATGTCCGCACGAGACTGGATTTCGTTGATCGCAGAGGCCGACTATTATCGGGAGCAGGAGGAGAAATGAAGACGCTCGAAGAAGCTGCCGAGTGGTTTCTCCGCTGCGATAGAGCGATCCTCAGGGGCAAGAAGATCTTCGCCAAATTGCCATGCGCCAACCCGGAGAAGCCTTGCTGGGTCGCTCATCACCGGGGGAATGAAGACGGCCCGTGGGTCGTGGTTGATGGCCCCATTCCTGAGGGGCGGGAGATCGCGGTCTGGCGGAAGGTCTGGATATTCCACGATCACCTCTATCCAGACATCACCGACTATTGCTCCGCGTGCCGGAGCCGCGAGCGGTTGTTAAGGCATCTCCGTCGTCTCAAGCGGATGCGGGCAGGCGCCCTATGTTCTCTCCGCGCAGCGTGGAGGAGGGAGAAATGAGCGACCCCTACGCCGACCTCGCCCGGACCATCGCCCGAGCCCTTCGCTGGGCGGACAAGATCATCACCGCCGCCCTCATCGGCCTGACCGTCGTGACCTACACGGTGGGCTTTGGGCTAGCGCTGTGGGTGATTGCGGACGCGGCAATCGAAATCCTGAAACCATGAACCAAACCGAAGCGAAAGACCTAGTTCTCCTTGCTTTGGAGGCGATTCGCCGGTCAAGGAAGATGGCGGCAGACATCGGGCGTTGGGCGGAACAACACCCAACCGATCCCAGGGGGGCCGGAGA